TGAAGCTAAGATTGTATTCAGTTGTAGTCTACAAGAGACGCTGGGCATCGGCTGTTATGAAGGTGCCATTGTAGATGCTATTCCCATGGTGCCGGATCGGTTGTCATACAGTGAAATGTATTACGACGGATTTACGTATCCGACCGAATGGACTCGCGATTGGGATAGTTATTTGATACACAGACAAGAACTGTGCCATCACATTATTGTAACAATGACGTACTATGAGAAGCGGTTACCTACATTGCGTAAGCAAACACAAGATCTAACTGATAACTTTTTTAGTGCTACTGCATTATTGGAAAATATTAAATGAGCAAAATCAAAGTGAGCGAACTATTTTATTCAATTCAGGGAGAGGGAAGATATATGGGAGTACCGTCGATCTTCTTGCGAACGTTTGGTTGTAATTTTACATGCGGGGGCTTCGGAATGCCAAAGGGAGAAATGAGTGTTGAGCGAGACAAAATTAATGCAGAGACTTTTACGAATTATAAATCCCTACCACTCGTCAGCACGGGATGCGATTCTTATGCATCTTGGGATCCTCGTTTTAAACATTTGTCTCCTGTGCTTGATACCGGGGATATTGTTGATGGCATTATGGATATACTGCCATACCGCGGTTGGAAAGATGAGCACTTGGTTATCACAGGTGGTGAACCGTTACTAGGGTGGCAACGGGCTTATCCTGATCTGCTAAGTCATCCTAAGATGGCAGGATTACAAGAGATTACTTTTGAAACAAACGGCACCCAATACCTAGACCCAACGTTTAAAAAATATCTTCTTACTGACTGGAAAGACCGAGACCTGCGTAGAGAAGTTACTTTTAGTGTAAGTGCCAAATTAAGTTGCAGCGGGGAGCATCCCGACATAGCTATTCAACCAGATGTCGTTTGTGAATATGAAGATGTCGGTTATACATATCTCAAGTTTGTTATTGCTACAGAAGAAGATGCTGAAGAAGCATTAGCAGCAACAGACATCTATCGTGCGGCGGGTTTTACCGGCCCTGTATATTTGATGCCTGTAGGTGGAGTAGAGAGTGTATACACACTAAATAATCGTCGGGTCGCTGAATTTGCAATAAAGCATGGATTGAGATACAGTGACAGACTCCAAGTTCCCTTATTTAAGAACGCTTGGAGCACATAAAAAAGGAAAAATATGATTAAAAAAATGTCAAAGAAAAAGATCGATGTTTCGTTTATTGATCCAAAAACCATGCAAATACGATGCACGTTTAATCAATGCGTTAATAAATTTACTATCGAAGATTTTGAAGTATTCATCACAGATAACGGAAAAGAATTTGTATCAGCATTTCATGTCTGTAACGAATGCGGCCAACGAGTAAAAGCCAAAGGAGACGGTGGGAGGGCATACCAAAAGTGGTTAGAAGTACAATTAGAAAAAGACCCAAATACACTTAACCCAGAGGTACGATTCAAGTTATTCTTAGCAGGTAAGTTGCCAATAGACGAAGGATGCAATAATGAATAAATTTTTTAAGAAACTGTTAGGGCTCGATAAGGCTGAAGCAGCATTAGCAGTTGAGACCGCAAGGCTGCGATCAGAAATAGCGGCACTAGAAGTGAAAGAAGCAGAGACTGTGAAACTTCGGTTAGAAGAAGCTGCGAAGAAAACGCCAAAAGAAATAGCCACGGATAAGAAAGAGCCGTGGATAACAGTGCTAGATACGCACGTAAATAAAGATAACATCCGCAACGGATTCTTTGAACTAGACTGGAACGAATACTTTGTGTTACAATTAAGGACCGCAGGATATTTAGGTGAGACAGACGAAGCTGTTGTGGGACTATGGTTTGCTGAACTTTGCCGTGGAATCGGTACTGAAGCAGATATTCCTAACATGCAACAACGGGGCGCAGGTTATATTAACGTTAACAATCTCGGCGACGGGAAATCGGAAGTTTATTAACCTACTTTCTTAATACCTTTATTCCAAGGCGGAGCAGTTCGATTCTGGGCCGCTTGTTTTAATTTTGCCTTGTGCTCGTCGGTTAATTTTCTGCCCTTTTGTGCATCTGAAGATCGTTTGCGTTGCTCATCTGTTCTAACTTTTCCTGTATTTTTTGCAACACGTTTTGTAATAGTTTCAGACGATTGCGGGCCTCTGTTTCGTTCTCCAATTAGTGCTCGTTCTTCGTCGTTCCAAATTTTCTTTCCTTTGTTCCAAGGAATTCGGCCTTTTCCCGCATCACTTATCCGCTGCCTTACTTCTTCAGATTGTCTGCCCCCATCGCCTTGTTCTTCTTTTAGGTTTGCCCATTCATCACTTTCTACAATATTCCATAGAGTACTGTAATATATGCCGTATGGTTTTAATTCTTCTTTTGATTGGAATTCGTGTAGAATCTCAGTTGTATAATTGTACCCATGTTTTTGTAGATGCAATTTCCAATAAATTCCTGAACCTGCATATTTGTGAGGATCTTTGGCAGATGTCTGCCCGAGATATTTTAGACCAGTTTTAATATGCGTCTTAACATATAATTTGTAAATAGTCATGCTGATAGTTCCTTATAAACCGTTAGAGTCAGTGGATGTTGACGCATCGCGACTGGCACTTTTATTTAGTAATTTATTTGACTTCCATGATAAATGTCAAGTATAATAAAGAATGAATAAAATTTATATACATGTTGATTTGGCTAACTTATTTTTTAGAGCCAGACATGTCATTCGTGGCAGTTTAGAAGATAAAGTAGGCATGAGCCTTGCTACCGTATTAGGTAGTGTTCGCAAAGCGTGGCGCGACTTCAAGGGCGACCACGTAATTTTTCACCTCGAGGGGAGATCGTGGCGTAAGGATCACTATGCTCCGTACAAACGCCAACGCACAGAAGCAAGAGCAAAGCATACTGCATCCGAGCAAGAAGAGGAAAAAGTATTCTGGGAAACGTTTGAGCAGTTTAAGGATTTTGTCATCAATAAGACTAACTGCACTGTATTGCAAAATCCACAATTAGAAGCAGATGATACAATCGGCGGATTTATTCACGCCCATCCAGAAGACAACCACGTTATTATCAGCACAGACGGTGACTTCGCGCAATTGATTGCACCCAATGTAAAACAATACAACGGTGTAATGCAGACTACAACCACACACGAAGGATACTTTGACGAAAAAGGCAAACGTATCAAGGATAAGAAGACCAATCTGTTAAAGGCTGCTCCTGATCCAGAATGGCTACTGTTTGAAAAGTGTATGCGCGGCGATACAAGTGATAACATCTTCTCTGCTTATCCGGGTGTGCGCGAAAAAGGCACAAAGAACAAGGTGGGATTGCGTGAGGCGTTTGCTGATAGAGAAAGTAAAGGCTACAATTGGAACAATATGATGTTGCAAAAGTGGGTTGACCACGACGGTATTGAGCATCGTGTGTTAGATGACTACAATAGAAATAAAGTTCTATGTGATTTAACTGCACAACCAGAAGAGATTAAAGTAGTGATCAAAGAAACGATCATTGCTGCCACAACAGCAGAGAAAAGCATCCCGCAAGTAGGCGTTAGATTGCTAAAATTCTGTGCAGAATTTGATTTAGTAAAAATTAGCGAACAGGTAACCAGTTATGCCGAGCCGCTCAACGCAAGGTATGTAGCATGAACGCAATATATGAACAAACTCGTCCTATTGAAGGAAAGACAGCAACTATGAACACAATATCTAAAGTATTGATTCCTAATAAAGAATGGATTATTAAAGACGGTGATAAAAAGATCGGATCACTTGCGAAGAATAAAAAAGGTTATTCATTTTTACGTAGTGGACACCGTGTTGATATTAAAAGCATTAAAGACATTGGCATTATTTCACTAGATGCTAGGCCTAAAATAAAGTATGAAGTAGAGCCCGCTAGTTATGCCATCTATAATTATCCATGTAGCTCTAAACCGTTCGGTCCGGTGTACAATGTGAAGGACAAACTGCCCCTTTATGCAAAGAGTGCAAAGAGTAAAAGTCAATATTGTGCGGGCTACTATGTCATCCAGTTTAGAAAAGGATGGGTAAAGAGCTTCTGTCCTAAACTGATTACGTTGGAACGCTACCCGTATCATGGTCCATTTAAGACAGAGCAAGAAATGAAGACTATGTTAAATACCATTAATAAGCCATGAACACTATACCAATCGAAGACTTCCTAAATAAGGCCAGAATTGCCATTAAAAGCAATCAAAAAAGTATCACACTAACGATAAAAGAAGCTGCTGATTTGCAGAACAGCCTAAGTGTTGTTATGACTGTTATAGCAGGTGGCTTGTATCAAACTATTGCAGATAACACCAACGCAGCACCAACCAAAATTAATATGGATGGTGGAAGGTTTTAACAAGCCGGATAAATATATACGTACTTTTTGGAGATACGTATATATGGCAAGACCAAAACCTAATGTTCTGTTAGAAATAACAAATAAAAAATCTTATAAAACAGACCAAGTTTTAGAGTCCGATGCCATATGGGCAGTATTTTATCAAGATAAACCTATCAATTTAAAAACCAGTAGTGTAGTTGCTCAGCAAGTTGGTCCTAAGTATAAAAAAGTATCATTTTCCAATAGTGGCCATGCGTTTAATCTAATGGAAAAACTAAACAAGTCATTTAATACTACCAACTTTGCAGTGTTCAAACTAACAACCGGTGAAAAGATCACCAATGAACCCAAAAATTGAAATTACTAAGTGTGTAGCAGAACAGCTAGGTCTAGTCTCAGACGATAAGGCTGTTAAACAGCTCTGCCAAATTTGGTGGCGGAATCCTAGAGGCAAGGAAAAGGGTGGTCTGGGGCTAACTGAACAAGGGTTTGAGTGCATGAAAAATGCTGATATCAAAGTTCATAGGGTAAAATTTGATGAACCAATCCAGATAACTAATGCTCTTTTAATATGGATAGACAACAATATAGACTGCCCATTCTATATAACGCAAAAAGAAATTTATCTATTTGGTGAAAAAATGGCAGTTAAATTAGTGCTTTTCTCGGGAAATATTCAAAAGCTATACAGGGCACAGCAGCGATTTGAGGAAAAGCTAAAGATCACTTGACAAAACAGCAGTTTTCCTATA